TCTCCGTGCCCGTAGTGAATCGGCACCGCTTCTCATACAGCGCCTTCGTAGGGTCCGCAAAGAATGCGCGATCCTGAGACTCAATCGGGATCTCAAAAGCTTCCGCGATGCGCTTCTGGGTCGCGGCCTGGGCGGCAGGCGTCAGCCAAAGGCGCGTATCGATCCACCGCTTATTGCCATCCTCCCAGCCAAGCGTCGGGTCAACCGGCGAAGCAAGCCGAAGCTTGAGCGCATACTGCTTGCTGCCGTCTGGCTTCTCGAGTGCCTCCGTCCGTGCCCCAAGAACGAACCCGCAGTACTCGACATCCGGGGCGATGTTGCCGCTATTCTTCAGCTCTACCTCGGATGCCATTACTGGGTCACCTCCGCCAGTTTCTCAGCGAGGCTCGTCGCGGTTGAAGCGGCCGCCATGCGGGACGCTGTCTCCTCGACTACAGCGGGGATGAGCGAATCACTCACATCGACAGCAGCGCCGCCGGCAACATCGTTCGCATGGAATGAGTGGAACCGGGTAAGCATTCGAGCGTAGATCATCTCCTGCCCAAAGTTGTCATAGGTTCCTTTGGCGTCGGCCTTCGCGTCCTTGCCCCGCGCCTTCTGCACGAGACCGGACTTCGTGGCGTCATCGAACGTATACTTGATCTTCAGAGCTTCCCCGGCCTGCGTGGTCATCGGCTCGCCGTTGAAGTAGAAGGCGTACTCGCAGACCTTGTCGGTGTGCTCGACGACTTTCCAGTTGTAACCGGCGCGGCGCAGCAGGACGGCGCGGCCCTTGTAGTGCAGCGCCGGGGTGAGGATCTGCCCCTGTGGGATCAGGTGGATGAACTGAAGCGATTGGGCCTCGTTGAAGCCGAAGTCGCGACCGTACATATACTTCAGTTCAATGGCCGGAGCGGGAATGCCAAGAGCCATGCTGCGCCGGTTAGCCTCGAAGGCGTCGATGCGAAGCTGGTCTGCCCGAGACTTCAAAGTTGCATCTGTGATGTCATCGAGCAGGCTGCGGGTCGGTGCCTGTGCCTGCGGCTGCGGTGTTTCCGCCGCCTTCTGGATCTGTTCTGTGAGTGACATATCTTCCTTCCCCCGTTACGCCGGGAGCACGCGGAATGGTCTGGACACGGAGGGCTTCAGAACGCTCTGATAGACATCCGGGTGTTTCGATTTCAGCGCATTCGTATCAACGCGCTGAGAGACTTGGGGCTTGGCGACGATGCGGTAGCCGGGAGCGGTGGCCGAAGCCGCATCGCCCAACAGGCGAAGGGACTCTTCCTTAATCTGCTCCATCGCAGCCTCGGCATCATCGCGTACATCGCGAAGAGAGAGGTACTCGGCAGCCAGCGCCGCGATGCCGGGGATCTCCGTGGCTTCCGCGTCCGGGTCGATGCTGCCTAGCAGCGCCTCGCCTTGGCACGAGAAACGATACTCGCACTTCGTGCAGCGGGAGTCGCTGGCCGGCAGGCGGTTGGGCTCGCCATCGCCTTGGACCATCGCCCAAAATCGGTCAACGTATTCCCGCATGAGGGCGAACGCCGCCGGGTCGAAGCCTACTTCAAACGTCTCGAAGCGCCAATTGGACGGCTCGAGAATCGCGAACGCCCCCCACCGATACTCCGAAAGACCCATATACCACTGGATCTGGAGTTGGTATCCCAGAGGGATGCCGCTCTTCTGCATCTCTCGGAAGGCCCGCTCGTTGGCCGACTTGCACTCGAGGACCCCCGGCCCTCGCGCATCACCGAGAATCACGCGGTCCATCGCGCCCATCTCGTGATCGGCGATACCCCTGCTGGCCTTGCGGCGCCGCACCTTGTTGCCCGTCTTGGCAACGTACTCCGCAACGATCAGAGGCTCCAGCTTGACGCCGCGAAGCAGATGCCCGCGAAACGGTACCTCGTAGTCGGGCTCAACGGCCCGCTTCTGATACCACAACTTCCGAGCGCAGCCGTAGGGCGGCGCGTTGACGATGGACCCGAGATCGGATCCACCGATAAATCCTGTTCTTTTCATTGCTCTCTCCTCTCAGTGATTGCCCCACGGCTGGTAGTGTCGGGATGCCGTGGGGCGCTGTTAACCGTTCGCTTTCTTTACTCAATTTCTCCTTGCTGAAATACCGTCCATAGGACGGCTGGCTTGCGCCAGGTGGTCGGCCAGATTCCACGGTTTCCACGCCGTTCGTCCGGATTTCTCCTTTTGAGTTGGCCGACCACCAAGCGCAATCAGCAATCCCTGCCGCCGATGATCCTCCCGAGGGCCATCAGTAACGCACCAGCTCCCCCAAGGACCAAGCGATCCCGGCACTCAAACAGGGCGTAGGCAATAATCGACGCCCCGACTGCCATGATTGTTACCGCGCTTGCAATCTTCACTGGACTGCACCCTGAAGGATTTTTTCAATCAGGGCACGCAGCGAAACTTTGCAAACTGCGGCGGTCACCTTTAATTTCGCGTGAAGCGGCTCTGGGAGCCTAACTTGGAGCATCTTTGTTTCCATGAGTCAATCATCGCCCAGCGGAATAATAAAGTCAATAGTTTTATTGAAACTAGTTTTTCTATTACTTTATGTTTTTCACCAGTGCTGAAATAATGGGGACGTGAGAAGAGGAAAGAAGGAAGTCCCCCTGACGGTGCATCAGGCGGCAAAAAAGCGGCTGTCGTCGATCCAGGATCTCGTGGCGAAGATCAACGCCGCGATCCGCGATCCGACTGGCGAGATCAGCCAGCGATTCCGCGCTCTGCCAGAGGAAAAGCGGGCGAACATCCTTCGGCAACTGGAGGAACTGAGGGCTCAGTACAGACGCGACCAGGCCGTGACGGACTTCAACACGTTCGTGCGGCACGTCAGCCCCAACTTCGTCGAGGGTCCGCACCTTCGTCAACTCTCGGAGGTATTCCACCGCATCGACTCCGGCGAGTCCGTCCGTGTCATCGTGAACATCGCGCCTCGGCACGGCAAGTCCGAACACATCTCGGTACGATTCCCGGCCTGGTACCTCGGCAAGAACCCCACCAAGCAGATCATCCAGGCATCATGCAACCTGACGCTGGTCGAGAAGCTCGGCCAATCCGTCAAGGACATCATCGCCAAACCGGAGTACGGCGAAATCTTCCCGGACTTCCGGCTATCGACCGACACCAAGGCGAAGACGAAATTCAAGACGGGATCTGGCGGCTACTACTTCGCGACCTCGACCACGGCTACCGCTGTTGGCTTCGGCGCGGACGTACTGATCCTGGACGACCCGCATGGGGAGCAGTCCTCCATCGGATCAGATAAGGCCAGCGTGATGCCATCGAAGGAAAATTTCGACCAGGTGTGGAATTGGTTCACGCAGGTCCGCGCCCGACTCCAGCCGGGTGGCTCCATTCTGATCGTGATGCAGCGGTGGTCGCCGTTCGACATGACCGGACGGATCATCGAACGCATGCGGACGGACCCGAACGCCGAGCAGTACGAGGTGATCGAGTTCCCCGCGCTGTTGATGGAGGAGGACGAGGCAGGCGACCCCATCGTCGACGAGAACGGCGACCCAGTCTGGAAGTCGCTCTGGCCGGAGTTCTGGAAGGTCGAAGAGCTGCTAAAGATCAAGAACAGCATGATCAAGTGGCGGTGGAATGCCCAGTACATGCAGAACCCGCTCATGGAAACGAGTTCGATTGTCCCGCGGGAGAGGTGGAAGTGCTGGGGCATGGACAAGGACGGGGAGATCGACTATGACCTCAAGCCGCCCATCTGCTCGTACATCATCCAGACGTGGGACACGGCATTCAGCGCCGACACCCGCTCTGACTACTCCGCCGTGACAACGTGGGGCGTGTTCGATGCGACCGATGAGCACGGCAGCCGGCGGAACGGCATCATCCTCCTCGACGCATGGCGCGGCCAAGTGGACTTCCCTGCGCTCAAGAAGAGGGCCAAGGAGAAGTACCAGCAGTGGAAGCCCGACGCATGCATCATCGAGGCGAAGGCGACAGGAACCCCGCTGATCCACGAACTTCGGCAGATGGGGATGAGCATTCAGTCCTACACGCCGACGTGGCAGACGGGCGACAAGATGGTGCGCTTGAACTCGGTGAGCCCGATCTTTGAACAGGGATTCGTGTACTATCCTCCCCGCGAATGGGCTGACGCAGTGATAGACGAGGTCGCGTTGTTCCCCGCCGCCGATCATGACGACTACGTCGACACCGTCATCATGGCGATGATGCGTTTCCGCTCCGGCCGATTCATGAGCCTGCATGACGACCTCCAGGAAGAGGAAGACCGCCCCTATCGGAAGGCGAAGGCCTACTATTAGCTAGTGTGATATCGAATGCATGAATCATAGTATTAGCTGATGTGATATCGTGAGAGGAAATGATCGAGCGAGTGAATGCCGGCGAAATTCCTTTGGTCGAGATCCAGGAGACGGTAATCGAAATCCC